GGTACAACTTGGATAAGCACTAATGCACCAGATGCTTTGTTGTACGCTTGTTTGATTGAGGCATACAGTTTCATGAAAGGGGAGTCCGATCTACTACAACTTTACACTTCTAGGTATGGCGAGGCTATATCTAGATTGAAAGTTTATGGTGAAGGACAAGAAAACACTGATGCTTATAGAGAAGGTTTGGTAAAGATTCCAAAACAATAAGGGAAGCATTATGGGGAAGAAAATAGGTAGCGTAGCTATTGTTGGTCTTGGCAATAGTTGTAGCGAGTATCTGATGTCCAGAATCAGAAGCGAGAAGTTTGATGAAGTTTGGACAATCAATTCTATGTCTGGTGTTATTTATCACGATAAATGTTTTATGATGGATCCACCTTCAAGATTTCTTGATAGTCCGAACGCTGGTAAACAAACGAATATCATGGTAGATAGACTTAAAAAGAAACTAGGTGTGCCAATCTTTTCTTGCACCCTAGACAAAAGATGTCCAGATGTTGTTGAATATCCACTTCAAGAAGTTTTGCAAAAAACAAAATATGCTTATTTAAATAATACAGTTGCTTACAGCATAGCTTTTGCAATTGCACAAGAGGTAAAAGAGATACATTTATTTGGTATTGATTTTACTTACAATAATGTAGCTTTTGCTGAAGCAGGCAGAGGATGTTGTGAATTTTGGTTAGCGATTGCTATATCAAAAGGTATAAAAGTAAATATTGCACACAACTCATCATTGCTTGATACAAATGTGAAAGAGGATCAAAAGCTCTATGGATATCATAGATTAGATGATCCGATTATATCTACCACGACACAAGGTAATATGTTAATCACAAGAAAATCAAAGCTTAATCCTCCAGAACCAATTGATGAAAAACCAAATATTATAGGTCGTGAGGATATTCCAGGAGTAACGTATGACAATGAGTGATATTGAAGTACATAGTATCTATCCTACACCTATCTATGTTGCTGATGGTTTTATGTTAAGCGAAGAAAAACAAAACAGATTAATTGAAGAAACATCGGCTGATAGTCAACAAAACTTTCATGGAAACTTTACCAGTAATAATCGTTTTATTTTAGAGCGAGATTACTTATCTGAATTAAGAGAACATTTACATTTACATATTAATAAGTATGCTCACGAAGTTTTTAAGATAACATCCACCGTTGAATTTTACATAACTCAATCTTGGTTGAATATAAATAACAAAGGCGAAGGACATCATCTTCACAATCATGCTAATTCTTTCTTTAGTGGCACATATTATATCAAAGGTGAAACACCTCTATTTTTTAAAAAAAATGTAGATTCATTTCAAAATTTTGATTTTGACATTAATGGATACAATCAATTTAATTCAACAAATTGTTCATTCCCTATCCAACCAGGCAAATGTATATTGTTCCCGTCTGCATTACAGCATTTTGTTAATCCAAATGAAACAGACACACAAAGAGTGAGTTTATCTTTTAATTGTTTTTTTAAAGGTGAACCAAAAACAAAAGAAGATTTTGCTACATATTTAAAAATATAATCAGGAGAAATCAATGTTTAATGTAGGAGTATCACAAACAGGCAAAGTCAATGTAATGACTTCAAATCAAGGTGGTTTGACAAATGAACAGATAGCTGATTTAGCTGTGGATAAAATAGTTAGTATTTCAGATGAAGCACCAGCACATATAAGACAACAAGCCAATCAATTCAGAGAGCATCTTAAAAAAGTACTGTATCATTATCTCCTCTTGGCAAGAAAGGAAGAGCGTGGTACTATCATTCAAGCCTTACGATCAAGTGGTCAAAAGGAAACGGCTGAATATATAAGGAGACTCTAATATGGCTATAGCACAAGCAATGTGTACTTCCTTCAAGAAAGAGTTACTAGAAGGCGTACACAATTTCAAAAACTCTGGTGGAGGCACTTTTAAGTTAGCACTTTATGCAGAAAGTAGTGGTGGTAAATCAAGCACAACTGCAACATTAGGAGCGACAACAACTGCGTTTACTACAACTGGTGAAGTTGCATCTAGTGGTACTTATGCCACAGGTGGTGGAAGTTTAACAAGAGTAGATCCAACAACATCTGGAACAACTGCGTTTACTGATTTTGCTGATTTAAGTTTTACAACAGCAACTATTACTGCAATGGGAGCGTTGATTTATAATAGCTCTGCTAGTAATAAAGCAGTTGCAGTATTAGACTTTACAAGTAACAAAACATCTACCTCTGGAACTTTTACAATACAGTTTCCAACTGCTGATGCTTCAAACGCTATAATTCGTATAGCTTAACCGAACAATTGTGAGGTTCTATGGCTAACGGCTGGGGACAAGGCACTTGGGGTGCTGTTGGCTGGGGTGGTATTGGTAACACCTCTTTTGCTGTTACTGGTGTCGCTGGTACAACAGCCGTTGGTGATGAAGGAACTACTGCTGGTTCTCTTGTAATAGAGACTGGCTTAGAAGCAACAGGTGCTGTTGGCACAGTAAACGCTAGTAGTATTCATGTTACAACTCCCAATGGAGTTGTTGGAACTACGTTTCTCGGTAGTGCTACTGGCAGAATCCCCATAACCGTATCAGTTACTGGCTTTGAAGCCACAACTGGATTTTTATCTGGTTGGGGTAGTCCTGCTTGGGATGATGGTGTATGGGGTGGTGGCGTATTTGCAGATCATGGTCAAGTATTACCTCAGACTGGAGTTGAGGCAACTGGTCAATCTAACAACCCAACTGTTACTGGAACAGGTATCTTTAGCGTTACTGGTGTTCAAGGTGTTAGTGGTCTAGGTGATGAGGCAACTACACCACAGTCAAAAGCATTTGTAACATTGGGTGCAGCCACTGGTAGCGTAGGCAATGTTACTGTTACTGGTGCTAATAATTTAGCAGTCACTGGTGCTTCTGCAACAACACTTATAGCTCAAACATCTCCAACTACAATCGTATTTACAATAACTGTTGTAGGTTATAATCCAAACAATCACCCTTACTATAATGTTGGCTCTTCAAATAAGTTTGCTGTAAATGGATCAACTGCAACAGCAGACGTTACTTTAAACTTATATGAAACTAATACTTACAGATTCGATCAAAGCGATTATACTAATTCTGGACATCCTTTAAGACTTAGTGCCACAGAGAATGGAACTCATGGTGGTGGTTCAGAATATACAACTGGTGTAACCACAAACGGAACACCTGGACAAGCTGGAGCATATACAGAAATAACTGTTGCTGCTGGAGCGCCAGACTTGCATTACTACTGTACTAATCACGCAAATATGGGTTACTTTGCCTATACTCCAGCTATAGGTCCAACTATAAGTGGAACAACTGGAGCATCAGTAACCACAGTTCTAGGAACAAGTGCATTAGGCAATGAAACTGTTGTGGGTGGTGCAGATATTGGTGTAACATTAGCAGGCCTATCTATTTCAATAGGAACTATTGCAATTTCTGGTGGATCTGTGTTATCTTTGACGGGAGTTAGTGGAACTGGTTCTACTGGAGAAGAAAATGTCTGGGGTCTAATTGTCCCAGACCAACTAGCTAATTGGATTGAAAGGGTCGCATAATGGCAACATACGTTAACAATCTTAGATTAAAAGAAATCACTACTGGTGATGAATCAGGAACATGGGGTACATCAACCAACACAAATTTAGAATTAATAGGTGAGGCATTAGGCATTGGTTCAGAATCTATAACAACTAATGCAGACACTCATACAACAACAGTAGCAGACGGGTCGACAGATGCTGGTAGAGCTTATTATATAAAATACACTGGAACGCTAGACTCAGCATGCACAATTACTATTGGTCCAAACACCATGAAAAGGGTTCATATAATAGAAAATGCAACGAGTGGTTCTCAGAATATTATAATATCACAAGGTTCTGGTGCTAATATTACGATAGCACCTGGCACTGTAAAGTCTGTCTATTTAGACGGAGGAGGTAGTTCTGCTAATGTCGTTGATGCTTTAAATGCACTAAGTTTAGCAAGTCCAGTTTTTACTGGTACACCAATAGCACCAACAGCTTCAGCAAATACAAACACGACACAAGTAGCCACAACTGCTTATGTTCAAACAGAAATAGGTCAGATTGTTGTTTTAGAAGCAGATGCTAGTAATGATGATCCAGTAGCAGGCGATTTTACTAATGGTGCTTTATTCGTAGGTCAGTTCTAGGAGAGTCTTATGCCTAAGTTATTTGGTTTAGATAGTAGTACAGTTAGACAAATAACTAAACTATTTGCTCTTGACGGTTCGACACCAAGACGAGTCAAAAAATTATTTGCTTTAGATGGTAGTTCAGTAAGATTAATATTTGATGATTTTTCCACATTTACCGTAAGTGGTACTGCAAATGAAATAGTTAGTCCAGTAAATGAAGTTATTAAATTTGGTTTTAGAAATGACTTTTCTGCTGGTGGTACAGATACTAATGTAAATGCTTCTGGCACTGGTGACACGAGTAATGTTGGTGGTGTTTCAGGTCTTAGTGTAGATGTAGATAGTAGTCATACATATACAGCAGATTCAGACATATCGGGTGGATTCAGACCTTTTGGTAACTATCCTAGTGCATTATCAAGACCTGCTGGAAACAGTCCAGCATCAGCGTTACTTCCTCAAACTTCATTAGTGTCACCAGCAACAAATATATCATCACTATCACAAAATGTTTTCGGTGGAGCTGGATACAATTTTCATCAAACGTCTACTGCTTGGCCTGATCTCGTTAATGGTAATACAACTATAAAATTTCCTAATGGTTCTACTTCAAATCAGGTACAGAATCTTCGAAATCTTCAGGGACAATGTGATGGTCGTTTTAGTGGCACTGGAGGACAAGTTATATCTTTTGAGGGGAGAGCTCCACCGTTTGGTAACATTATTTGGTTTACATTTAATGTGGGATCGTATGGTACTCCACAAATAAAAGTATCATCTGCGACAACACAAGGCACTGGTAGAAGAGCTAGGGTACAAAACGGTAGCAATAGACCATTTAACATACAAAGTGGTGGATTAACTGCTGGTAATAGCTTTCCTACTGGAGCTTTAGCTGCTGGAGCAAGTACAGGTTTTATAACTGCTAATAGTACAAGTGAAGCTTTTACATTGGTTGGGGTGCATACACAGAATCCAGCAACATTCTCAATAGCTAATGCTGATAACAGTATTACAGTGAGTGGAACTTTTGGAGATGGAGAAAATGCTTCACAAGCAAGAGATAGAATCCAAGCCGCTCTAAATGGTAATAGTACCTTTACGAGTAAATTTGATACTGGAACAGATACAGATGAAACTATTAGTGGTGTTGCACATAAAGTTGTGAGATTTACAAGTGATGCAGCAGAAAACACACAAGATTTTACAATCACAGTTACATCAAACGATGGTAGTAACACGACTCCATTTGAAGAAACAACAACGCAAGGTGCAGCAGAAAGTCTACAAACTATTGTTACTGTGAGTAGAGAAGTAGCAGGATCAGCGACACAAACAGCTACGGCTATCAGTAGTCAAGCTGACTCTGACACAGCAGGAGCAGCAGTAGCTTCTAATGCAGGATCAGATGTGACATACGATGCGAGTACTAATAAATTGCGTGTGCAAGATCAAGATGCTACCGTTGCAGTAACAAATGCAGGATCACTTGGTTTTAGTAAAGATTAATTATGGAATATAAAATTATTGATAACTTTTTATCAGAAAATGATCTGGTAGCTTTTCAAAATAGATTAATGAATAGTGACTTTGGTTGGTGCTTCAACCAAAGTGTTGCACACGAAGACGATAAAAATGAACAGCATTATTATTTTACAAATGCTTTATATGATAGGTGCATGCCTCAGAATCCTGTGTTTAATGAGCTTATACATACATTTCTTCCAGCTATGGTAAAACATGGTATTGAATTACGAGCTTTAATAAGATTTAAATGTAACATGTATCCTAGCTCTCCTACAATTATGCAACATGATTGGCATAAAGATTTTGAATATGAGCATCGAGGTATTATATTTAGTGTAAATACTTGCAATGGTGCTACAGTTTTAGAAGATGGCACAAAAATAGACAGTGTTGCTAATAGATGTTTATTATTTGATCCTAGTAAAGACCATGCTTCAACAACATGCACCGATCAAAAAGTCAGAGTTAATATTAATATGAATTTTTTTTAAAAACAAACCAAGTATTAAAATATGCCGTTAACTAGTTTAAAATTTAGACCTGGTATAAATAGAGAGATTACTTCCTTTTCTAATGAAGGTGGATATTTTGATTGTGAAAAAGTTAGATTTTACACACCTTTTCCTGAAAAAATAGGTGGTTGGGTAAAACAATCTAACAATACATATTTAGGAACAGCTAGAGCTTTGCACAACTGGTTAGCTTTAGATGGCTCAAACTTTATGGGAGTAGGTTCACATTTAAAATATTACATTGAAGAGGGTGGCGGTTTTACTGACATAACTCCTTTAAGGAAAACATCTACAAACAGCATTACCTTTTCAGCATCAGATGGTTCATCAGAGTTAACAGTTACAGATACAAGTCATGGAGCAATAGCAAATGATTTTGTTACAATATCAGGAGCAGTTTCTTTAGGTGGTCTTGTTACTGCTTCAATATTAAATGCAGAACATCAAATAACTTCTGTGGTAAATGCAAATTCTTATAAAATAACAGTAAGTGTGACAGCAAATTCATCTGATACTGGCAATGGTGGATCTGGAGTTGATGGTGATTATCAAATTAATGTTGGTCTAAATACTTCTGTTGGTGGTAACGGATGGGGTGCAGGTGGTTATGGTGGTGTAAATGCAGACCTTTCCACTTTCGGCTGGGGTGAAGCTGCGGCAAGTGGAGCAACTGCTGAGATAAGATTATGGACACATGATAATTTTGGTGAAGATTTATTATTAAATCCAAGAGATGGTGGTATTTTTTATTGGGATAAATCAGATGGCTTGGGAGCAAGAGCAGTGTTACTTTCTAGTGAATCTGGAGCTTCTGATGTTCCTACAATCGCAAGACAAATTATGGTTTCTGACATTGATAGACACATAATTGCATTTGGAGCAAATACAATAGGAACAACAACACAAGATCCTTTGCTAATACGATTTGGATCACAAGAGTCACTAGTAGATTTTACACCAACTGCTACAAATACTGCTGGAGATTTAAGATTAAGTAGTGGATCAGAATTTATACAAGCTGTTGAAACAAGACAACAAATTTTAGTTTTTACTGACAGAAGTCTTTTTAGTATGAGATTTATTGGACCTCCATTTACTTTTGGATTACAAGAATTATCTAAAAACATCACTATAAGAAGTCCTAAGTCTGCTATAGCAGTAGAAGATTCTGTGTTTTGGATGGGAAAAGATACCTTTTACGTTTACACTGGTGGTCAAACACAGCAATTACCTTGCACTGTAAGAGATAAAGTTTTTTTAGATTTTAACAATACTCAAGGTGCTAAAGTTTTTGGTGCAGTTAATACACAATGGACTGAAGTTTGGTGGTTTTATCCATCTGCTAGCTCAGAAGAAAATGATAAATATGTAATTTATAATTATGGTAACAAAACTTGGTATTATGGCACTTTAAGTAGAACTGCATGGCATGACAGGGGTATAAGAAAATTTCCCATTGCAGCAGGATCTCCTCATTTATTTGAACATGAAAATGGTAATGATGACGATGGATCAGCAATGACTTCATCTATTGAATCAAGTCAATTAGATATTGGAGATGGTTATCAATTCAGTTTTATTAGACAATTAATACCTGATGTAAGTTTTAATGGATCAACAAGTAATACTGGTAATCCTAATTTAACATTTACATTACAAGCAAGAAATGGACCTGGTAGTGTATACGATACAAATTCAGGTGGTACATCTACAAGAACAGCAATAACACCAGTAGAACAATTTACAGATCAAATAGATGTGAGACTACGAGGAAGATCATTTAATATGAAACTTGAATCAACTGATCAAGGTGTG